AACGATACTGGGATACTAGTAAAAAAGGTCTAAGGACTGCTAATGCACCTTGGAGTATAACAATTAAAAATAGAAAGAAGAAATAAAATGAATGAATATGATGAAGTAAAAAACATATTAATTAAACACGACGCATTAGATAAAGATGCAGAGGACGCAGTTGAAATGGGAACAGTATTATATGATGAACTTTATGAATATTTCCAATCCGATATGCCTTATGGAGTACAGAAAGCAAGAGAAGGGGAGCCGGATATATGGATTGCAGATAGACTTGAAGAGTTAGGATTGTTAAAACAAGAATGATGGAAGATAAAGACATAAAGGAATATAATAAATTGATTAAGAAATTAGAAGAAGATAAATTCAAAAAAGAACAACAAGAACTTGATGAGAGTTATAAACAATCGTTAGCAAACAAAAAGGAACGTGATGATAAAGAAAAGTAACAAATACAAGTATATACAAGGTAAACAACTCACGGACCCCGGATCAGGGACCAGGATGTATGAGATCGGTAATTATAAACTACCGTCAGTGACGACTGTACTCGGCGCCACAAAGAATCAAGATTTTATAAAAAAATGGAAAGCTAAAGTTGGCGAAGAAAACGCAGAACGAATAAAAAATCATAGTGCAAGTCGTGGAACTTGTATGCACAAATATCTAGAGCATTATGTTCTTGGAACTAACATCATAGATCTAACTCCCATAGGCCAACAAGCACGGCCCATGGCTGATAAAATTATTGAAGTAGGTCTAACGCCAGTAGACGAATATTATGGATCAGAAGTTATGTTGCACTATCCAGGGCTCTATGCCGGCGCTACAGACCTTATCTGCTCCCACAATGGTATGGAGACTGTCGTAGATTTTAAGCAAAGCAATCGACCAAAAAAAGAAGAATGGATTCAAGATTATTATTTACAAATTTCTGCCTACGCAATGGCCCATGATTATGTTTATGGGTCACAAATTAAACAAGGAGTTATAATGATTTGTACACCAGATCTTTATTACCAGGAGTTTAAAATTGAAGGAATACAATTAAGAAAATCTAAACATGAGTTTCTAAAAAGATTAGATATGTATAATGAACTACAGGGAAAATTATGTATAGATTAAAGGATAAATCATGACAGCTGCAATGGAATTAACATCAGTTACTTTATTTACAGCGCTTTGGATTTATTTACACTTAGGAGCAAATTTATAATGCCAAGAATTAAAGGAAGTGGGAAATATCCACTAAAATACACAAATCCAATAACAGGAGCCGTTTCAGACAATGCCCGGTATATAGATGAACAGGGAAACAAACGTAATGCCACTGCATCATTCTGTTTTGTTGAGGGGAAATGGGTTTCAATGCGGGATGCCCCACACAATAGAGAAACAAATAGAATATATCAAAATAGTAAACGAGGTTATATGTTAACTCTGCACAAGATGGCTAGAGCTCATTTAAAACAAAAATTAGAAAGAGGTAGACAAGTTTTAGGAGAAAATGAACTTATAGATTTTCCAAAGGAAGGTGTAAATCGTAAGAATCCTTTTATTGCACAAAAATTTATTAAACATTTTGATGAACAAGTAGCACATTATGGTTATAGATGTCCTTTGACTCATATTCCTTTTACAATGACTATGGCTAATAAAAAATTTGATATAAATAACCAAGTTAAAACTTTTTCCAATGTGTCTCCCGACCGTATCTTTAACAATATAGGTTATGATAAACAAAATACATTATTTACTTCCCAATTATGGAATTTAACAAAAGCTGAACGATCTCTTTTTGAATTACAAATAATTTTTAAACCTGAAATAATAGAACGGTATATAGCAATTATATTAGAACGATTTCCAGATCAAAGATACAAGATTAATGAGTTAGAGAACGGGGCGGAGCACCCTCAAGAGAGACGATAGGCTCTTAAGCTGTTAGGATGGCTTCTTACCCCTTTTCATCACGTCCTAGCAGCACCTATCATTACCCAATATTACTGGATCAAGAGGCATGGAACACGGACCATGGATCAATTAAGATAAATTGTGTTCTAATTGTGGCAAGATTAAGGCAGAATAAGGCAGAATCTAGGTGTCGCGGAAGTGTCGCGATTTGCATTTTACGCCATTCTAGGTGTCGCGATAGGTGTCGCGATTTGCTTCGAAGTGTCGCGATTTTAAAAGGAATGTGACAGATTGTCGCGATTGTGGACAGAATGTCGCACTTTTGGGGCTAGATTAGAATCATTCTAATGTATCGCGACACCTGGAGGCAAAATCGCGACACTTTTTATCGCATAAAACGACATCGCGACACTTTCGCGACACTACAGGTGTCGCGATGTTTTGGTCAATTGAAGCGCTTATACCAATGCTTCTAGGAGATAGGTCAAGCTTATTTACCAATCGCGACACCTTCCCAGATTTTTTAGCGCAAATAAATAAAAAAAATATAAATTACCCCTTTAGGTATCGCGATCCTATCTTGCCTTATTTCAGACACAATTAAATTACTTTTACCTTTACCCTGTCCATGCCTATATTTTTGATATATAAGGTTCTTATGCCTAATAGAAAAAACAAATCTAGGAATTTAAACACCTATTCTAAACCTAAGTTGATAAAACAAGAGGCTACATTTCCATATTCAAGGTATAAAATTGATTGGTGTGATATTGTTACTGAAGGTGGATGGGGTTCTGATAAAGAATTTAAGAATATGAAGCTAGCGACTCCTGTAAGTGAAGGTTATCTATTTAGTAAAGATAAACATACTGTAAAAATCTTTGCCGGCTATGATATTGATGATGATGGTACTATAACTTTTAGTGAACGTTCTGTTTTCCCGACTTCTTGTGTTCTGAAGATGACAAAGCTTCATTAAGGATGTTGACAAATGCCTTATAAAAATATAGAAGATAGGAATGATTCTACTAGAAGATACTATCAAAGAAATAAAGAAGAGCTTAGGCGTAAAAGAAGAGAGCGCTATAGTCTTATCCAAAAAAGAAAAACTGAGGCTTTATAATAAACAGTATATATTAGATAATAAGGAAAAGATTTCTGAACAGAAAAAACAATATTACTTAGCTAATAAAGAAAAGATTTCTAAAGAAAGAAAACAGTATCATTTAGATAATAGAGAAAGTCGGATACTATATAATAGACAGTATAGATTAGATAATAGAGAACAGATTTCTGAATATAAAAAAGAATATGAATTAGCTAATAGGGAAAAAATATATAGTTATAAAAAACAAAAAAGAGATACTGATCCACTTTTTAGGTTAACCCATTTACTTCGTAATAGGCTCCGAGAAGCTTTAAAAGGTAATAGTAAATCAGCTTCTACTATGAAATTATTAGGGTGTAGTATTGAATTTCTAAAACAACACTTAGAGAAACAATTTAAACCTGGAATGAGTTGGGAAAATCGAAGTTCATTTCATGTAGATCACATTAGACCTTGTGCGAGTTTTGATTTAATTAAGCCTGAAGAACAAAGAAAATGTTTTAATTATACTAATCTTCAACCTTTATTTCCTATAGATAATATGAGAAAAGGTGCTAGATATTAATTTAATAATTCTTTTGCTTTTTTAGATGGTTTTATCGTCTCAACCTCTTCAACCTCGGCCTCGACAGTCTTCATATTCAGCATCGGAGCGTAGTCTTCTAAAATCTTTTTCATTTTTAATTCTATTTCTTCTTCTGATAAATCTTCTAATTTCCCATGTTTTATTATTTTTCTGTCTATGTATAATCCTGCTGCCTTGCCTCGAGATACTTCAGCGTTCACAGCAGAAGAGAAACTGCCTTTCTTTAAAGCGGCCGTCTTAATTCTATCTAGTTCAGCTAAATGTTTATCGTAAGTAATTTCATGCTTTTTTATTCGCTCTTGCTTAAGTGAATCTACATATTGAACTACTAATGGAGATAGTCTAGGATTTAATAATTCTGATCCTTCTACTTTACACCTTTTGTGACTGTATCCAGCTAGCTTAGCTGCTTCTGATTGAGATACAGGACCTTCCTCGTCACCGAATACTATAAACTCGGCAAACCTCTTTTGCATTTCAGTTAATCTTTTAGGAACTCCCATGTTGACATTTTAAGGTAACTGTCATATAAAGTCAATATGAAAGATAATTTTAGACCAAGCGCTGCACAACCTAACCCACCTAAAAAACATATAGAAATTATGAATGAAACTGTAGAAGATAGAGGAACTTTAGATTTAACTTTTCTGATTGAAGAGCATCAAAAACAAATCTGGGCATATAAACAAAAAGAAGCTGAATGGATTAAAACTGATAATATACTTTCAGGTTCTAAAAAAATTATAGAAGAGTTAAGCACTAAGATAGTAGGTTTAGCTAGATATATTCAAGAGCTGGAGTATGATAATAATACTTATAAAAAAGAAATAGAAAAACTTCTTGCAGAAACTAAAAAATGAGAGTAAGAGACTTACAAGAATTCTTATCTAAATTTACCGAGAATAAAAAAGA